TAAATGATCCATCAACTACTGACAGAATGATTGTTGACTTTTTAGCAAATAATGCTAGAAGACAACCACATGATATAGGAGATACAATAGATTTTTTAATGAATCATCCAAATTCTTATATTATAATTGGAGGCAGAGGACATTGGTCTTACGCATTGCCACGTGTAGCGGGAGGCCAAGCAGGAGGTAGGATTGAAAATAACAAAACAAGAAAAAATAGTAAAAGTGTTATTGTAAGTAAAGATACAAGAAAAATAAAAATTCATAAGAAAACAAAAAAAATAAATTATGGTACTATAAAGCACGTGACTAGAAAACATAAAAGACATTAAACAGACGTAATGCATATAAATATAGTTCATTATTCATTGTATGTGAATAATGAATTTATAAAAATAATTAAAGCAATACATTAAGATGAAAATTTATTTTTTAAAAATTTATAAGTTAGGTAAGATATACAAGAAACAGAAATAGAATAAGGTAATGTATCTATATTTTGTTTGCATATTCTATTTACAAGAATTCCGCTAGTTATTGGAGCATCTAAAAATGGGCTTAAAAATGCAGACATACCTAAATACATGAGATTTTCCTGTGGTATAGGTGTATATTTAGATAGAATAGATCCGAGACCACAACCAATTGTCATTGTAGGAATAATAAGGCCACCGGTTAGACCGGAACCCATAGAAATAATGCAATCTATTATTCTACCAAATACGCTATAAAAATTGAATTTATTTGTATATTTTTCTTGTGTAACAGATGTTTCTGTATTCATAGATTTATTTTTTTTATTATGGAATACAGCCTGAAAACTTTCATTGATGGCGGATTCTCCGGGTCCCATGGATAAGAACCCTAAATTTTTAACAATAAAAGCAAGAATAAAACCACAAATGAGTACATATAAATTATTATATTTTGAATCTTTTATAAAATAAAATAGTGTATTAAATGATTTAAAAAATAGTAGCGATAATGCTCCTGTAAAAATAGAAAATAAGATAACATATAAAGCATGAGAGAATTTAAATGAAAGTTTATCAATATATATTCCCACGTCTTGTTTCCCAACAAGAAAATATATAAATGGAATGGCGCACACCAATATACCATATGTCGAAAAAAAGTGCATACTTTTATTCAATAACATATGTTCCAAAATATAAAAAAATGTTGATGACAAAGAAGAGTAAACAATAGTAAATCCTATAGCATATCCTATATAAATCATAACGTCTGTATATATTTTTTCAAAACCAAAAAACTGTTTTAAATGATAATATAAATATAGCATTAAACAAACCGAAGAGTATATCATTACACCTTCATTTCCTAGCCCTGATGCGGATGCGGTGGCAAGTAATGCAAATATTAAAATTGCCAAAATTGATATACCTCCTACATATGGATCAGTTATTTTGTATGCTGTTTCGTGTTGACTTACACTACTTAACATTTTTTTAATATACAGTTCATAATATCCGTCAGCAAGTTCGAATATGTTTGCTTTAGATGCTAACCAAAAAATAATAGGTACATATAAATATGTATAGTTCGAATATTTAGTTACATTCTTTTTTGTATCAGTTTGAACTTTGTTATACACATTCAAAAAGCGTTTATTTATAAATACAATTATAAATATAGAAAATGCTAAAAAAATATATGTATTTATTTTATTAACATTTATATTCATGTATCTAGATATTATTATAATATATTATGACAATATTATAATAATTATTAATAAAATATTATACTGACATAGTAGGGTGTGTTGAACACCAAATAAGTGTTTCATTACTTAAATAAGCTCCCATAAGATATTTATTATTTAAGTCAGGGTTTTCGCTTGAAAAAAAACTAGGTCGTATAATACTCCAATCTAGACTTGAATCAAATAGACCGACTTTTGTATATATAAATGCGACTAATGCACTACACCAAAATCGGGATATTTTTTGTGGATGTGGATCATTTTTAAAGTACGCTTCAATCCAATCGCGTATAATAATATCGTATGGTTTATTATAAACAACTTTGTGTATTTCTTCGAGTTTTTCACTTGTAAATGGATTAGATATATGATGGTGTTTTCTTGGTTGATGTACGTATGTATTATTTTGTGATGATACAGGTAAAGATAATGACTGTGACGTATAAGGCAGTGACAAATAACGGTTGGGGTTATATAAATTATATATATTTCTTGTTATAAAACTGTAGCCAGTATAGACATAACTAAGTGTATTTTTTAAAATATGTATTGGATTCATATAATTCACAATTTTTTTAGTGTGATGAATATATCCAGATTTTGGCAAATCATCATTATCATTAATAGATATATTTTCATCGGATGATTTATCGCGTATAGAAATATGTAGTCTACGAAGATATATTTTACCATAGTAGCTATGTACAAATTCTAAAAAAGGTGTAAGTTGTACACCTATCTTTCTTTTGCCATCTTCAGCGTCGGGTATATCTGCGGTACCCGATTGCCAAACATATACACCTTTCAACGGTGGATCAGTAAATTCAGGATCAATAATAATCATAGCTGTATGTGAAAAGTCGCTTGTAGTAGCATATTTTATCAACCACCCAAACAATCCTAAACCTTTTTGCTGAAGATTATCACAAAGTAATATATCACCTGTTTTTAACGTTTTTGAAATTTCATGCAAATCGTTTGTTTGTTTTATTATGTCTATATTTACAGATGAATCAACACCAACATGAGTATCCATATTTGTCGAAACAATATAATTATTACTTGTGTTGGAAAACATATAAGTATAGGTATGTTATATTTATACTTATATAATTAATATATATTTATTATATTTGTTATATTTGTTATATTTTTGTTATTACATAACTAGATGACAACAAATCAAAAATAGTCATCAACGTTGTTTCCAAATAATTCATCAAATGCAGACGATAGTTGTTCAATATATGAAGAATTACTAGCCAATGAATTACAAACATTCTCGGAAATTGCTATAGCCAATTCTACTCTACAAAAGAATTTTGAAAATTGTAGATTTTGCTTTTTTAATACTTTATTAATAAGAACTATTTCTTCACCCCCCATCATTTTATTATTTATATTTATTGTTTTATTACATATACTAGAAATATTTTCAACTATAGTGTTTCTATCTTGTTCATTTAATGTATTTTCACTACACTCAATTTGTTCCGATAAATTGTCAACAATATAAGATGCGAGTTCATTGCAATTTTTACTAACTAAAATCTTAAAAAATGTGAAAAATATATTTTGCTCTATTCTTGTCATGGTTCCTATAATTCCATAATCTATTATACCTATTTTTAGTACTTCTGTATTATTTTCATTATTTGTTTCTTTTAAAAAAATAACGTTTCCTGAATGCATGTCGGCATGATATATAGCGTCATAAAATACACATTTTAAGTTAAATCTTGATAAAATTCTTGAATATTCATCTTTGTTATGGTCAGAAATTTCTTCAATTCTTTTACCATCAATAAAATCCATCACAATTGCACATGGATTATTTTCTGTAAAATATGGATAAACTGTTGGTATAGTGATAGAAGACATGTCTTTAAATTTATCTGAAAATAGTTGAATATTTGAGACTTCATTATTGAAGTTTAATTGGTTCAACATAATTTCACGATTTTCCTCAAATAGGTCTGACATATTTAAATCACATATATATGGCAATTTTTTAGATATAGATATTAATAAAAATAATTCATCCATTGATCTTTTAAATTTTTCAACAATATTTTTACGACGATATTTTATGATTACACTTTTGCCATTTAACTTACCTTTATATACTAATGCAATATTTCCAGACTTAATAGGTTCTTCGCTATCAATTAATAATTCGTCTCCGTTTGCACGTGCAATATTTATTAAATCGTATAATCCATTATAATCAATTTCTGATGAATCATATTTAACACTATCCGTGTACTCAATAAAATAATTAAATAATTCTTTATCGAGAATATTATTGTTATTTGAAACTGCTTGAAATATTTTTGTAAAAAATACATTTTTACTTGATAATTTTGATACAATATTTTTTACCATATAATTGTAATCTACTTTTGTTTTTTTTGATAATTTGTAAATTAAAAAGTACTTGGTATATATTGCCAAACAACTAGAAATAAAGTATGTATTTGATAATCCATTTTTTATAATAGGTATACATGTAGTAAAAAAATTATTAATTTTATATAAACTTTTATTGTTACTATTTTCTTTATTATGCGTATCATTATCAATGTCAGTATCAATGTCATTATCATTATCATTTGATTTGCTTGTTGTTATTGTATTTAGTTCATGTGTATTATGAACTCGTCGATACATAATGTAGTTATATGGGTATAAATATTATTATTATGATATTAATATAATATAAAAAATCTTTATATACATATATTATATTGAATTATATATACAAGTTGTAAATATAGCAATTATAGTATAATTACAAATTAATAATACAAGTGTGTAATTATACAAAATATTAAATATACTATATTAATAAGTAATACATAATACATAAAAATGTTTTCAAATTTTATCAACCTTTTATCAACTAACTATTTAAATGCTAATTATTTGACTGCTATTATTGCGGGAATTTCATCAAAAATATACGATGACATACATGATAACGAATATTTACAATGTTTTAAGAATGAAACATTATTAGAAGGGTTAAAAGGAGTACAGTTTATAAGTACAACAAAACTAGGTATAGAAGATCCGTTATTTATGATTGTATATTATCTGGGGAATTTTGCTAATTTTATAGGAGATAAAAATAGTTTTAAAAATTCATATGAAAAATCACTGTTATATTCTTATTTGTCTATATTTTTTTTACTTGATTATAAGAAAATAAAACAAGTAAGTTTGTTTCAGTATGTTATCATTCTTATGTTCATAATAGGAATGTTTCTTGAGTCTAGAATTTACAAGTCGGAATATTCAGCATTTAAATTACTTTGTAGAACAGGTAGTATTTTATCTATTCTATTTTTATTGTATGTTTTTCCAAATGCTTGTACAACTCTTAAATATTTATGGGTTACAATAATGGGATATTTTCTAGTTTCATGTATAACTCAATATTATTCATTATTTATATTTAATAAACTAGAATATAAAAATAATGTAGAGGATAATGTAGAGGATAAAGTAGAGGATAAAGTAGAGGAGAAAGTAGAGGAAAAAGTAGAGGAAAAAGTAGAGGAAAATGTGGAGGAAAATGTGGAGGAAAATGTGGAGGAAAAAGTGGAGGAAAAAGTGGAGGAAAAAGATAAACAGGACTAAAAATTAACCGATTCTATAAATTTTTTTAAATGAATAAACATTTTTTTCATAATAAGACCTAGAATATTTTCCATGTAGATAGGTAAACTGTGAGATAAATCTAATTTAAAAATATAATTTATATTTACTTTATTATTTGATTCAAAATTTACAACCATGTTCGAGATAGCTGTATTTACTTTTTCATAACCAGCTATCTCAGATAAATTAGGATATTCTATGTCATATCCTGTGTATATTTTTCTACCATTTTCTATTTTTTCAATTGATTTAACATACATATATTTTGGTTTTATTCCTAATTCTTTACCAAATGGTTTAAAAAGAAAAAGAACTTCGACTTCATGATCAGATAACCATTTTTTTATTTCTATTTTTTCAAAATTATCTTTATTTAGAGTATAGAGTAAAGTGTACATATTTAAATTTATAATATCGCATAAGTTTCTGTTTTTATTTTCTAAATAAAATTGTAGTAAATATAAATCAATATTTTTTTCACGTTTTAAGTGTACATTTTCTTTTAAACAAACAGATTTAAAGTCATAGTTATATGTTTCTTTTTCTGAAAAATTTAATTCATTATCTTTCGAATCTTTCGAATCTTTTGAAATTTGGATATGTGTTTGAACAGACATTGATAAAGTATATAAATAAAATTATGCCACAAAAATAACTTATTACTTAATATTCTTATTTTGTTTATAATATTATATTGCTATTTTGTTTATAATATTATATTTCTATATTATATTATGACACAGAGAAATAAAACACAAAAGCGAACAAGAAAAACTACAGCTAAAAAAACATTCCCATCACGTATATATTTATATTCTACACCAAAAACTGCTCAACGTATGGCGTATAAGTACTTGGGAAAAACAGCAAAGTTATATCCTGCAAGTAATCCAGAAAAAAAATATAAAATTTTTGACCCTAAAAACAATACATGGGTAAATTTTGGTCAAATGGGTTATGAAGATTACACCAAACATCACGATAAAAAACGTCGTAAAAATTATTTAACACGTACAAAATTTATGAAAGGCGATTGGAGAAAAAATAAATATTCAGCTAATAATCTAAGTAGAAATATTTTATGGTAGAATAAAATATAAAACTTAAATATTATGTCTTTATGTCAAATAGTGTTTCAATATTTTTTATAAGATTAACTTTATTTAATACCATTTCTATATTTATTTTATGCATATTGATAAACTTTTGAGGATTCTTTAAAATATATTCAATTGCGTTTATATCAATATGCACATTCCCTGTTAAAGGTATTACATGATTTGGGAAATATTTTTCAATATTTGAACATCCCAAATAAATAGGAATAGTATTATAAACAAGAGGATTAATTATTTTTTCAGTAAAATAGTGATCGTGTATTGTATTTTCAATGGCAATAGTAAACACATAATCTTTGCACATTTCTTCCATACTAGTAAATTGTCCTTTTAAATTTTTATTATTACCGTATTCACTTCTATACATGTCTGCACCATTTCCCCAGATATCAATAGGTAGATTTTTGTTTAAAATATTTTGAACTAATGCGTGGCGGTATACATGTCCATATGTTATATTTCTCTTAGAAACCATAATTGACATTAATTTTTTCTTAACAGGTAATTCGTGGATATATTTAGGTGTCTCATAAAATAAAAATCCATGATTTCCTACAAAAGTAGATAATGGTAGTCCTTTTGTTGATCCTATAAAGTATTTTCCAATATTTTTAACAGCATATTCTATAAAATTATTTTGTCTTATTTTTAAAAACGGTAGTTCCGGTGGCTCTTGTGCAAATCCAATAACATTTCGCTTACCTACATGTAAATTAGGAGGAGCTATACAATTCAATATAATAGCATGAGTATATGATTCTGTACATGTAATGTATATTTTATTCATTTTTCCATAATAGTCAATCTCGTCAACCATACACATTCTTTCATAATTACTTTTACATATATATGAATTACAAAACTCACTAAAAAATTTAATTCTGATATATTTTGATTTAATATTATTTATAGCCGCTATCATTTCTTCGGACGAGTAACATTTGTCATACTGTTTAAAAATATCTAAAGAACTATGTTTTACTAAAATATCATTTAAATTATACATACATCCTTGTTGTACAGCTAATTGAACCCATAATAGATTCAGTGCATATTTACATTCTAATGGTTTAAAATAATCTAAAATAGATTTTTTAAATACAACAGTTGAATTTATAAATGGATTTGTATTAAAGATATTTGTTTTATATAACTCTTCTACAGGGTTATTTGAAACATGATCACGGGTTTTATTATTTATTACTTCTGTATAAATACTTTTACTACCTAATACGTCAATTTTTGGATAGTCTATTAGTGTTTTTGCTTGTTTTTCTAATTTAATAGGAGCCCATATATCTCCTAGTTCCATAATTGCAATATAATTATATAAACATTCATTATTTGCTACACGCAATAAAACGCTATTGTATGATGTTTCATCAGAATAGTGCAAAACTTTAATTTTTTTAAGTTGGTTATTGTTTACAGATTCTTCGCTTGGCTCATCAAAAGAATTATATTTCTTCATTAGGTTAGTAATATGTTCATTAATTTCTGTGTTATAGAATACAATAAGCAGTTCCCAGTTATCATATTTTTGATTTATAATTGAATCTATTGATTCTGTACAATTAGTATCGTTATTATTACTACAAGCAATGATTGAAAACATTATTAATATATATAGTATGAAATTTTTAATATATAATTTTTAATATATAATTTTTAATATATAATATGCAATAAACTTAAGTATTTTTTTTTACAAAAATTTTTGTATACTTTATTGGATGAAATATAGCACACCAGCTTCTTTCAATATAATGACCAACTTCTGGATTTGAAGAATTACTTAATTGGTTTTTAAGATTAGCATATCTTGCTATTGGGTGTTGTAAAATATCTCTTTTATCAATAGAAAAAATACCCCAATAACAAAAATTAGTAACTATTTTATTTCCAAAACAATAGTTAAACCAGTTACCATAAGGGCGTATTCTACTTAGTTCGAGTTTTGATTCGTTATTTATTTCTAAATTTTTAACACTACTCGAAGCCCAGTTATCTAATTTAAAGTCATTAAATGTATTTTTAAGACTATTTGTATATTCTCCTAGAAAAATAGCAGTTTTATATTTCTTAATTCCATTTAAAATTTGTATTGCTCTTTCTTTTTTATTTGTTAGTTCTAACGAACCAGGAAAAAACACAATAATATCTGCCAAGTTGTTATAGTTAGTTACAATATGATACAAATATGTATGGTCACATCTTCCAACATTATTAATATTTATAATTTGTTTTACATTTGTTTTTTCAAAATTATCATTGATACCTTTATTATAAACAACATATTTAAACTCATTAAATATATTTTCAGTTGTCCATTTAAGATCTTCGTTATATCTAGAAACTATAATTTCTATATTGCTCATTATTATAATATATATTATAGTGTATATTATAGCGTATATTATTATTTAATAATGTAAATTATATAATTTATATTATCATGAAATAATATAAATGAACTTTGATTACATATTAACTCAGCCCGCATTTGTTATACATATAGAAGAATATTCTGGAGATAGAACAGAATTTTTCAAAAAAAATATTGAAAATGCTGGATATACAAATATGCTGATTTTTGAAGGCATCAAAGCAAAAAATAAGAATGAATTAGATAGTTGCATTAATGAATTTAATAATATAAAGTTACACGAGCATTTAGGATTTGGACAGATAGGTTGTTTATTATCACATTTAAAATTATATAAACATATAATTAAAAATAATATTCCTATTTGTACTATTTTCGAAGACGATGTTTTTTTTCATCCAGATTGGGAAAGTCTATCCCATATGTATTATAACTATACGCCAAAAAATTTTGATATTATTTTTATAGGAAATCAATTAAATGAATGTGCAAATATAAATCAAATACCAAATATAAATACACTATCTAATTATTGTACACATGCTTACATTATTACACTTGAAGGAGCGAAGAAATTATTAACATACTTATTAAATTGGGATTATAATACAAGTGATGTTCAAAAATATGTTGGTAATTCATTAACAGGATTATATTGCATAGATATAATGATTAAAAATATACAAGAAAGAATGAATAAAAAAAAATTAAAAAAAAATATAAACTGGTATTGTTGGAATGGAACTAAATATCCTTGTGATTATAATAAATTACCTTTAAACGGAATGTATGTACGAAATACTGGTTTAGTTTTCCAATCTGATAAGTTTGAATCGATAGTTACACAACATACAAAAAAAAATTTTACTGATAAAGAAGATATAATATTACCAAGTAGTTCAATACATGTTGTTTGGTGTAAATGTGACAATTTAGATATTACCGATGAGATAATAAGTATAACTAAATTATTCAAAAACAGTACAGAAAAAGTAATAATAACAAAAGAATACCTGCTAAAATACAATGTACCTGTAAATTTTAATGTGATAACAATATTGTATAAATATGATGTTTAATAATTATAACTAGATAATAATTACATATAGTTAATTAAACTATTTATATATTCGGGGCGAAATACTACTATTTTTGAAGAACAGTCTAATACACTATATGATATTATAAAATTATTGTCACACGACAATTCAAGTCCAATGCAAAATTCAACAATACTATTTTCAAACTTAAAAATATTAGAATATCCTAGTAAATTCATATTTTTATCAAATACTACAAAATTATGTTCATAACTATTTTTAACACCCGAAATAATATTATTTTGTTGATGAACTATAAACCATATTTTATTATCATACTCAATACCATTTGTCGACCCCCGAAATTGTTTAAAATGAATTGGTACATTATCTATTGTTTTAATTAAATTTAAAGTTTGTTTAGTATAATCTATTTTACAAATATAAATAGGATACCATTTATAAATTATATTTAATTCATTATTATTATTAAAAAATACCCAATTTTTTTCCCATGCGTAATCAGTTTTAAATGATGGTTTTATTATCAATGGTTTGTAGTTATTACCTATACTATATTTATTTGAAACAATTTGGATTTTATTATTTAATGGATTGTATAATGATCCTATGAAATATATTTCTTTATTAAAATTAAATAATCTAATATCTTCAATTCCGACGTATTTGTTACTATAATTGGGAGGCAATAAGTATTTAAAACTCATTACATTAAAATGTTTATCCATAACTGCAATTTTATTAATCGTAATACACATTGTTTTAACTCCTGAATTACTATTTTCACCAATTTTATTCAAAATATAATTTGTAAATCTTGTATTAATTATAAATAAATTTTCATCATTTGGGTGTTTTATTATAGACGATGATGACGAATTAAATAAAAATAAAAATGAAGATTTTTTAAATATAGTAAGCGTATTGTGACTATCAATAATGTTATTTATTTTATATGTAAAATTAGAAGAAATATTTTTAAAAAAAATCGATTTATCAACTATATTTATATTAGGTATTTTACGAATATATTTTTGTACTAAAGTGTATATCATATTTTTTACATCCTTGTTATCTTTATCTAACAACATAAAATCTAATATAATATCTATAATATTTTATATTAGATTTGTTTACTCATATTTTTTTAATTATACTTATTTTAAATATCGAGACTAATTGTGTTTTTTTCCGATTTTGGTTTACGTTTCGTACGATTTGGCATGTTATCGTTTTGCAATTCTTTTAATTCTGTTATACTAATAGTACTACCTTTATCTTCTGATGTAGTATTTGCTGCGGATGTATTATTATTTCCACCAGAAGTACCTGGGTTTGATGCATTTGGTATATTTACAGTTTTTGTCTTAAGTCCAGATAAAATATTGCTTATATCGGAAGGTCCCTTCATTTCAGGGCGTGGGTTCTGTGGAAGTGGAGGAGGTGCACCTCGTGTTTGTTTTGATTGAAAGGGATTAATATAACTATCTGATAAATTTACACCGTCATTCATGTTGCTACCTCTTCCAAAATTCAAGTCAGGGCGATTAGAAATATCTCCTTCTCTTCTAGGAGGTGGAATAGAATTAGGACCTTTTGTTGCTACAGGCGGCGGCGGAGGGCGTTGATTATTAAAATTGCTAGACATAGATCCTCCACCTCCTCCACCGCCCATCATATCACCCATAAAGTTCCCAAAATTAGGTGCTGATTGCGACATCGTATTTACTGCTGCCTGTGTAAATTGTTTCATAAGTTCAGGGTTTTGTCTCATAATATCGTCCATACCTGGCATAGCAGATTTAAACATTGTATTTGTCATATGGAGCATAATTGCACTTCCTCCAAGTTGAAAAAGTAACTTTAACTCCGGTGCCATCTTTGCCTTTGATTTGTATTTCTCATGTAATTCGGCAAATATCTCATCATAATCGTCAATATTCTCATTAATTTGCTCAGACCATCCATCAAGTTTCAAATCAAATGGATCAAATTTATTATTCAAAAATTCAATACCTGTAATTGCCGTCATAAGCAACTTTTGTTGAAATTTAATACTGTTTTTTTTCTCTCTTTCTTCTAAATGTGTTTCATATTCACCTTTCATTTCCAATAAAGAAGACTCCATCGTATACTTCTTCGTCAGGCGAATACCTTTTGTTTCTAATTCTTCTAATTTCTGAAGAATTTTAAATTTTTCTCGCAACAATTCCTCTTTTGTCATTTGCGGAGTATTGTCTAAAGGTGCATCAGGATTCATAGGTACATTACTAAATTTTCCAAAACCATCCCATGTCTTTTTATCAGGATCTGTATTTGCAGTTGATGCGCCAATACCACTCGTATTACTACCACCACCACCGCTACTTCCTAAATTAAATTTATGATCAGAAAATCCTCCATCACTTTGATCGTCATTATCATAATTGTTAAGTTTAATACCTCCGCCACCAAAAATGTCTGATTTAAAATTTTTGGATACTTTGCTAGGACCATGACCCATAGAGTCGCTTAATTCATTCAACTCATCCTCTAATTCGTTCAAATCGTCAATATCAATGTCTCCTCCGCCACCGCCGCTAGATTTACCACCGGATTTTAATTTATCATTCATCAATAGTTCTAAACCACCGCCAAAATTTACAGATTTAGTATTTCCTCTTCCACCACTCTTTCCACCACCCATGAAACTATTATCAAGTTCTTGCAAATCTCCAATTTCTATGATTTCGTTAGTCATATTATTTATAAACTAGAATTTTAATTTTAAGTTTGTGCGTATTATAAATATATTATTATAAATATGTTTAATACTTTTAATAATATATTCAATAACATATCAATAACATATTAAATAATATATAATATTTATTCCATTATTATGTCTATTATACATCAATATTTATCATATTTTTTACTGTAAGATAGTATATTCCTTGTAAAAAACAATCCGCTAAATCATCCTTCTTTTTATTTTTATCTAATATTCCTTTATATTCTTTAAGTAAGGGTAATTTTTCTAAAAGTTCTTTTGTTACTTCTACACTTTCCAATTTACGTTCTGTATAAGTTGTTTTTTTCTTTGTCATAAACATTTTTAATTTATTTGATGCAGAGATAAATTCTATACATGGTACATCTTTCATAATAAAATATTGTGCTAACATACCTTGTAACGTTTTCATTCTACTAGCAATTGTACTAATCTGATTTTCAATAATTACTATATCTATTTTATATTTCATACAATTTATCATATCTCCCAGCCCTCCCATACCATTCTCATCAGATTCGTCTATGTTGTTTTGCTTAACTACAAACTTATCTAACTCTATCATCATATTTTTTCCAAGTGTTAATAAATCAATTTCATTTGCGCGAACATTTTCTATTGGCTGAAAATATTTATTATTTAACTCTTCTTGAATAATATCCAACAACTGTTCTTTATTATTTTTTTGTCGTTTTGTTTCTACTTGTATTATTATATTCTCATCGTTATCAACATGATCGGTGTTATATGTAGCTGTATCATTTAACGTTACAGTTTGTTTTATATTATATTTTTCAATAATTTTTTTTATATCTACAAGTTTTTGTTTTTTTATTTTTTTAATATCTAATTCACTTGGAGGAATTTTAAAAGTAGTGCATTTCTTTGCATGTTTATTGCAATAATACCCAATAGATGCACATTCACTATTTTCATCATCATAATTTACAGTAATCTTGCAATATTTTGCATCATCTTTACAATATTCAGTACCTCCATTATTGCATTTGTGTACTATAGGAGAACATAAATTTATTACTTCCCATTTTAACACTTTAAATTTATTTAAATCATCGGATTGGTTATCTGAATATACTTGAAATAAACAATATGCTAAATTTTTCATACCTACATCAAAACTAATAATTGTTTTCATACTTTTATATGCTATTATGTATATAATAAAATAAGTTTTATTATATATTTTACTATATTATATATTTTAGTATATTATTTAATAGATATTATTTTTTTACATATTTAGTTTTTGGTACACGTCTTGTTCCATGTCCATGTTTCTTAACAGACTGCAAAGCCATCTTATATGCTTTGCTTGTTTTATGGTTACAACCACTATCTAGTATATTAAAATCAACAGCTGCGGATTTACCACCCGTTATTGAACTTGCTAATCTTGCTCTTCCCCACGAGTGTGCTGTCTGGTTTGGTCGACTACCTGATGAAAAATATGCACCACGGCCTTTTTTCTCTATATGATCAAGTGCGTTAATACTACAGCCTGTTTTTTTTGCCAATTTGTTTGATGCATATATGTCTTCAACACCATATACTTTTCTTGCTTTTAATATGTGTTTAGATACTTTACTAGTAAATGATTTTATTTTTTTTCTAGTATAATATTTATTTTTTTTATATAACTGTCTAGACTTATTAAGTTCTTTTTTTTCAATTGTAGCATCTTTACGCGTTAGTCTTTTTGGTAAATATCTTAATGAGTAATATTTTTTATTATTTTTTGTTTTATTTTTCATAATTAAATTACAATAATGTTTTTTATACTTATTATATCACTATATAATATATAATAGTTTAAAACTCTAAACTACAATGAAAAAAATAAGTTATATAAACCTTATATTATTATTTATTGTACTATTTATCATAATGTATGTTATTGAATCTGTAGTTAATAAATATTCATATACCAAAGGAAAACCGATAAATAAAGTTGTAATACCGGATATAATACAAGATAATGTAAAAAAAATAGAGCACCTTGATATAGTAAGTGATTTATTTACTTCATTTGTTTCATTTATTTTCTTTACTATTTTTATTTTAAATGGTCAATACAAGTACATTATCATTTTCATTTTCATTTTTTTAATATTTCGTTTTATTGCATATATATATTTTGTATCTACGACGCTTCCCGATAGTAGTAAAGAATGCAAGTATTCTTCTAATTTTTTTAAAAATGCGCTAAACATGGGATCATGTAATAACCTAGGGATTAGTGTACATTTTGTAAGTATAATAATTCAGATATTACTCATTGCACGTTATTATGGTTCAAGTTATTGGTTACTATATATCGCTGTATATATTTGTGGATTCATATTAATATGTGCATCGAGAAGCCATTATACAATTGACTGTATAACCTCTACATTTGTAGCATTAGTTTTTAATTACGAAATTGATAACATTCAACGCTTACTTAATTATGTAGTCGGTAAAAATTATTTCAATATATAAATGACATATAAATAACATATTATTTTTTATAATATTATGTTATTAAATAATCGTCTAATAGTATAATAATTATATAATATTTAATTTGAACGCGGAATACCTTGAGCTAACATTTCAGCCTGCGACAGTGGTATTGAAGGTGATAACATTCGACTTTGTAATTCGTAACGAGAAAGATACAAATTTTTAAGATCACTTGTTTCGTACCCAAAAGGCTGACTACTATCTAGTGCAGATGCAAACACAAAAGGTGTATTAGATTGTACATCAGGATTTTGAGAACCTGTATATAATGGTGGACATGCACCACAGTTATTACACGCAGAAATTGAATTTGCTTGTATTATTTTGGTTGCATTATGTTGTAAAAAATTTCTATAATCCCAATTTGATGTAATATTATTATTCTCGCGTATTTTTTCATTCACAACAGCACCAGGTTGCCATGTAGCATAATTGCGACCATCAGACATTATTGGAGGAAAATTGAAATGAATATTATTTGACCCTGCATAACAAGTAGCCCAAGACATTGTATAGTATATACTAAAACTAGATAAAAATAATATCAATATGAATTATTAACAAATTTATATTATTTTATAAAATCACCATTATTCAATATCAATTGTTGCAAATGAATTATTGTAACATTTTAATAATATCTTTCTTTGACAACTTATTAATAGATGTTTCACTCATATGATGTCCATCTGATACAAATTTACTCTTTAGCATTTGTCGTAATACTGATACAGTCATTGTATTATAGTCTACACTATTATCGTTATTTTTATTTTTAAATACAGTAGTTACTGATATATTATCTAAAGAGTTATCTATAGCCATGTTTGTACATTCTTCTAAAGTTTGTTCTTGTTCTTGTTTTTGTGATACAGTATCCTTAATTTCGTGACTTCCATCTTCATTCTCAGCTGAAGACTCTGAATCAGATTCAGAATCAGATTCATCTTCACATTCATCATCTTCATCTTCGTCTTCATCTTCATTATGTCCGGTCATATCCTCTACTGTTTCGTTGTTAGAGTAAAGGGGGTGTGTCAATTCAATTACTTTTATATCGGGTCCTGTCAAATGTTCAACTTTATGTGAATCATGATTATTAGTAATTACTATTTTTTTAGTATTGTTATTATCCCGTAGATTACCATTCTCATCAATCTCGTCGATTTCGTCATCACTAGTATCATCACCTGATTCTGATGATTCAGATGATTCAGATGATTCAGATGAATCTGTTTCACTATCTTCATCTTCGCTTTCATCGTCTTCATCCGATACATCAATTAATTCGTTTTTATTTATTTCACGAAATCTATTCATATCTTCCTCAAGATTTTGCAAGTTACCCATACTGCTATACTCACCGCCTGACTGATTTGCAACTCCTCTACCTGAATTATTTGTATTCATTGACATTATTACACTTTGTAATACTTTTGCATGTTCGCGCTGTGTAAGTTCTAATATTCTAAATTTGTACTTCATATAGTAATATAATGCGGTACCAATAATTAATGTAATAAGTAGATTAAAAATAGTCTGTGAACTGAATAGCGACATCTTTTATTTTTATACATAAATAAAAATAAAATATTTAACGCTTTTGTTTATAATTATTATTTATTTTATACATTTTATAAATTTTATTATCAGAATAATATCCGATCATCTATATCTACATTGCACTAAGTATTTTTTTAGTACGTTCAATAATAGATTCAGGATATTCTAAATCATATAAAACTTTTATTCCTCCTTTAATTGTTGATATTCCTTTTTTAAATTTATATAAATATTCAACGTTATAATCAGACTTAATCTCTACACTCATATGATAATTTTTAACATGTCGATTTGATTTCAAATTTGTACACAATTGTATATAGTGTGTTGTTAACATAAGGTCTACATTCTTCATATTTGAAAGATGATCTATATATCCATATGCACTTGCTACAGCCTCATATGGATTTGTTCCTGAGTATAATTCATCAAAAATGCAAAAATGATTTTTAGTATTTTCTTTTTCTAAACAGTCCAATATTTCTTTACATCTTCTGGACTCTGCCTGAAATAAACTATCGCGTCCAGATGTATCCGGTATATTTAAATAACAGTGCAAATAATCATACGGCCTAATATGTGCTGTCTCATAAAAACCGTATCCAATTTGCTGTGACAAAATAATATTCAATAGTGTTGATTTAATAACCGTTGTCTTACCAGCAGCATTGGGTCCCGTAATAATTATTTTTTTATCTATAACAACATCATTTTTTACAGGATTTTCATATGGTGGATAGTATAACTTCGTAAATCGTGTATATTTTGTAATATCTTTTAATGTATCTGTTTTATCCGTCTTATCCGTCTTATCCGTCTTATCTGTCTTATCTGTCTTATCCGTCTTATCTGTCTTATCTGTCCTATTTGTTGTATGTGACATACAAGACTCGCGAGACATGCATGATTTTTCTGAAGTACTTTTATCCTTTGATCGGCTTTTAATTTTTTTCTTTTTATTTTTACTTTGCGTAGCTGTTTCATCTTTCGAATCAGTATCATCACAAAGTGGTTCACTAATAAAAGAACACGAATTAATTTTACCTTCATTAATCAAAACACTTAAATGATCTACATGTTCGTAAAAAGAATTAAAACCAAAACTATAATCAACACATTGTTTCATATCATTATCTACAAATATTTCGTAATTTAATTTCATTATTTTACCAATATCCATGATTTTTCCTAATGAAATTTTAAATGGTTTTATTTTACTAAAAATATTACATAATTTTTCTAACTTATGTTTGTTACACTCCATATCTTCTACAAATTTGTGATACGTTCCTAGATTACTAGCAATCTGTATGACATGATTCATATTTTCTATGGTATAAAGGAAATAGTCACGAAGTATAAATATATTTGTATGAATCAGTATCATATTTTTATAAAATCTATAACAAGACATAATATTTTGATAAACTTGAATAATATAAAATACAACAGACATTAAAAGATAAATTCTTTTATCCCAAGACATACTTGAAAAATCCATCAATGAAAACATTTTTCCTATAGGGTGAGTTGCAAATATTTTTCGAAGTGTTGCAATATAACCAGAAACAGTAATTTCCACTTTTTGAAACTTTAAAATAAAAAAAGGTATAATAAGCAATATAATAGGAGAAAGCAGTGAAATTACAGGCGATGTTAGATTATAAATGCTTAATAATTGCAAAAATCCAGGCGATTTGTTTAACCTGTCAAGTATTGGTACATCGATATAACTAAAACGTTGTTTAAAATTGGTGTCACCAGCAATATCGATCCATAGTTTATCTATTTTTTCATAAATTTCATGTGGGTTAATTGTGATTTCATTATTTCCTTTACCACTATCTTCTAATATCATTTTTACATCAGCTTTTAAATCACCACCATACTTATTAACATAAGATTTATAAAATAATTGCGAGTCTTTTAAAAAATCAATATTTGTTGTATAATATTTGCTCCATTTATTTAAAAATTTTTTAGCAAACACTGATTCAGGTTTTAAAATATGTGCATACATTGGATTACCTGACGGATCTTTAGATTCGACTAATTCTAAATCGTTTAAAATATTTGTATTTAATTCTTGTTTATCTTCTAAATACTCAATGGGTAGTTTAAATGATGTTTGGTTATTCGTAAATATCGGAGAAGATACACCAGTATTATTATTTATGTAAGAAGATGAAGATTGCGATGATGCGTTTGTATGAATATCATTATTTTCAGTTTTTTCTATTTTACCATTCAACGATTCAAGTTTTTTTATTTGTTCTTCTCTTAACTGTATTAAATAACTATTAATATCAAACATTTATGCAAATATATATGAATAAATATTAATAATAAATTAAAATTACGAATATTTTAATTTATTATTTATATATATATAGTTTAAATTAGATAATGCGAAAATTACCACATGAATATGAAAATCCAATTGATGCTATGTTAGTTCATCATATAGATTCTATTCAGCCATATTTTTTTAAACTAGGATTTACACCTAATATGCTGACTACAATTTCTTTAATTTGCCATCTTATTTCAATGTACTTTTTTGTAAATAATAATAAATATTATACATTTTTTACAGTTTTATTTTATGGATTAGCTTATTATTTTGACTGTTTTGATGGACACTTCGCAAGAACTTACAAAATGACTACTAAATTTGGAGACATTTATGATCACGCTTCTGATGTATTCAAAGGTATTTTATTATTAGTGCTTATTTACAAGTATTTTAAGTCAGATTTTATATTTTCTTTATTATATAATATTGTATTCGTCTTTTTTGGGGTTGTACAAATTGGATGTCAAGAAGTTTACTACAATAATACAGTATATACATTAGAACCACTAAAATATTTTTGTCCATGTAAATATTTTAAGATTAATATTAATGATTGTTTAAAAATAACTAGATATGGTGGTATGGGAACTTTTCAGTTGTTAATTATATTTTTGATAATTTACATAAAAAATAAAAAATTATTACGGTCATTTTATAAATAAATGAACCATCCCTCAATCAATCACAATATTTGAAGGCAACTCGTCAATGATTGTATGATAGTGACGCTCAAGCTCTTTCATAGTCTTAACATCCCATCTTGTAACAAAATTAATAGCAGTCCCTTTACGCCCCCATCTTCCAGACCTCCCAATACGATGCAGATAATTAAATATACATTTCGGTAAATCAAAATTTAAAACAGTACGCACCTGTTGTACATCAATACCGCGAGCTGTTACATTTGTAGAAATTAGAACCCTATGTTTCCCAGCTTTAAAATCCATATATGCTTCTTCGCGCTTTGTTTTCTCCATGTTACTATGAATACAACATACAGGAAAGCCATCATTGATCATTGCATCCGTCAAATCCATTACACGTTTAATACTATTACAATAAATAATACACTGTGACATCGATATAATATTAAAAATATCTTTCAGAGTTGCATATTTCTGAGAGTCATCATTAAGTGCAACATAATACTGTTTAATACCTTCCAATGTAAGGAGTTCAGATTTCACCAAAATTCGCACAGGATTACGCATGAATTTATCCGTAAGCGTTTGTAATTCATTTGGCAATGTAGCACTGAATAACCCAACCTGTACATCCGAATTTAAATATTGGAAAATATTATATATTTGGTCTTTGAAACCAATCGAAAGCATCTCGTCTGCTTCGTCTAATACAAGAAGATTTATGTCTTTTGATACTATGTTATTTCTTCGCATCATATCATATACACGTCCAGGACATCCAACGATGATATGTGGCATTATATTCTTTAAATGATGAGCATCCTCATCCGTAGATGTACCACCAATAAGAAGATAGTACCTGAACTCTTTATTCAATGCCCCAATACTTGTAATTACATCATAGATCTGTTTTGCAAGTTCTCTTGTAGGTGCCAAAATCATTGCCTGAGTTTTATTTATATTCGGCTTCACATTTTGTAAAACACCAATCGTAAAAACACCCGTTTTACCTGTACCTGATTGTGCTTGTGCAATAATATCCTTTTTATCAAACATAGTCAAAAGCGCTTTGCGTTGAATCATACTTGGACTGTCAAATCCATAAGCATAAATTCCTCTCATAATATCTTCATTAATTACACCCTCTAAGTCTTCCCACTTTTCAAATTCTTTCGGAATATATTCAGGCTCATCCTTATCTACAACACGATTCTGAGAGTTAGATATAGTCGGGGTATTTTGTTCAGTATTTGCCTCTATAACTTCATTCCTATTCTCTATATTCAACCCAGGACCCAACGGGTTACTATATCCATTGTTATAACTATTTCCATTTGAACGAACAATATTTCGATTATTTCTTCTATTATCATATCTTACACTATTGTCATTATTGTTTCCATATGACGACGGTGTTGACATTTTAGATCCATCATCATTTTTGTATCGACTATTATTATTACTATTATTATTACTATTATTAATATTATTGTTATATCTATTATGGCGGTTCGGGGGAGTATTCTTTCCAGACATTGTATATTATATATATTCTGTTACATTTAAGTATTTATTAATATAATCATTTCATCTTCAATTAATTATGTTATATTGCTACTAAAATATTTATAATAAAATCGATATAAACGAATTATAATATTATATATTAGTATTTTATGGCTACTTCATCTTTGCGTATAACTACACAACAATACGATATTGCAGATTACGAGGATATAACAAATGCAGGATTCATCTGCAATTTGTCGCAGGATACATTAGATATAATTTCAAAATTATCAGAAGAAGTGGGTGCTCCTACTTATATAAAAACACCTATATTTCTTAAAAAAGAAGGTAAGCAGATTGGTGGTGGTAGTGGTAGTGTCGGATTAGGAAATAATTCAAATACGAATTATAAACGTATGAAAAATAAACCAAATGAAATTACTGATGATGATTGGGAGGCAATACGTGCTTTTCAAACGACACAAAAGCATATTAGTGAAGGTATTGAAAAAAATATGGATAATATTCGTGGATTTTTAAATAAGATAACAGACTCAAATGAAGAATCACTTACGAAAGATATTAAAAATGAAATTTTGCAACTAATAGAACATGAAACATCTGAAGAAAATATGATGAAAATTGGATACTCTATTTTTAATATTGCAAGTTCAAATAGTTTTTACTCTGCTTTGTACGCAAGATTATTCAAATCGCTTATGGACGACTATAGCATATTTAAGAAGATATTCGAAGAAAATTTCAAACAATTTATGAATTTATTTAATACTATTGAGTTTGTTGATCCTAAAAAAAATTATGATAAATTTTGTGAGTATACAAAAACAAATGATAAACGTAGATCTATGAGTCTCTTTGTTGTAAACTTAATGATTTATAACGTTATTGAAAAAATCGAAATTATCAATATTATAAGACAGTTGCAAAAATTAATCAACTCTTATATTTGTAAACCTGATAAAACAAATGAAATTGAAGAGTTGACTGAAAATGTATTTATTCTTATCACAAAGTCAAAGAAATATTTAAATACAAAAGATCATGAAGGGTTATGGGAAACTATTGTAAAAGATGTAGAGTTTATTACTTTATTAAAACCAAAAATGAAAGAATATCCAAGTATAACAAATAAAACTATTTTTAAACATATGGACATTAGTGAAGAAATAAATTCTAATTAATATTTATACAACACAATATTATACAATATTAGAAAAAATAATTAAATATATTTATATACACATAATAATAGTATAATCATTTACAAGTGTTACTATTACTATTATTATGTTTCAAATTTTAGTCAATGAAAAAGTAGATTATCAAGAAAAAATAGAAAATAATAAAAAAGAATGGAATAGAATAAATAATCTTTGGTTAGAAGTTAAAAACACTAATAAATTAAATCATCCCGAATTATATGATACTGAATCCGATAAATCTGATGATATTTATATTCCTGAAAATAACGCCACAGATAAAAAAATATTAAAAAGATGCGGTAGCAGTTATGATGAATTATTATCTTCTCAAGACTGTATTATAGTTGAAAAAAATGAAATAAAGTGCTGTACACCGATTATGCATGATGGTGTAGAAGATTCAAAGACACATTTTACATCATCCTCGTCATCATTGTCTCGGTATTCAATTAATGATTTTGATATATATATTGAAGCTTATCATAACTATAACATGAAAACTCTTACTCATATTGCAAATTATTATAATATTATTAAAAAAGAAAAAAAGAAGAAAATGCTCAAACAAGAATTAATATATAATATCGTTTTATTTGAAACAGATGAAAAAAACTATCCTATTGTCTACAGATATAGAGAAATGTTACAAAAAATAGAAGACCTTAAAAGTGATAAATATTTTTCATCTTTTATTTTATTTCCTTGATTAATTATATGATATTATCGTTTTATTCATAATGCAAAAATAAATAATGCAAAATAAATAATATAAATAATTATTATTATATATATTATAGTTATTAATTATATATCTTTGTAAATACTATAATGAGTTCACAGTTAATAGCGTCTGTAAGTGATATTAAATATTGTTTATATATAAACTTAGAATCTAGAAAAGATCGCAAAGAACATATTGAACAACAACTTACAAGCGTTGGAATACAACCTAAGCGTTTTAACGCAATTAAATTAAAAAATGGGAGAATTGGATGTAGTATGAGCCATTTAAAATGTCTAGAAATTGCAAAAAAAAATAATTGGCCTTATGTTATGATATGTGAAGATGATTTACTAATATTAAATAAAGATAATTTTATAGTTCATTTAAATAACTTTTTCAAACAGCATGGAAATACTACAGATATATGGAATGTACTTTTGCTCGCAGGAAATAATGTCCCGCCTTATTTAAAAATTGACGATACTTGTATTCGAGTTTCACATTGTCAAACAACTACTGGTTATATTGTAAAAAAATCTTATTATGATACTCTAATAAAAAATATACGTACTGGTATAACTAACTTAATGAAACACCCCAATAAACATGTATTATATGCAATAGATAAGTACTGGATACAACTACAAAAAACACATATATGGTATATGATCGCACCCGTAGAAGCAGTACAACGCGAAGACTATAGTGATATAGAAGAAAGAAAAACAAATTATGAAACCATGATGAAAGATTTAGATAAACCAGGTTTAGTTAGAAATATTTCAAACATATATAATAATAAAAATTCAATTTTATCAAATAATATTAATATTAATATTGATACTACCACTAATACAAACACCAATACAACCAGTAATACAGATAATATTATCAATAATAAAAATTATAATAGACCTATTCAACGTAGAAGCACTTTACGCGTTTATAATTATCGTAATTTAAATAGAAATTCTAATAGATTTTCAATGTTTAAAAATACAACAAGAAAACTAATACTTCGCCGTTAATTTAATATTAATAATTTATTTTACTCCATGTATCAGGGCATAAGTCTATCGTATTATTCCCCTGTAGTTTATTACCAAACCATTTATACGGATAACATACTATTTTTTTCGGATTCATATTTAAATACGCACCCCACCAACTAAATGTACTATTTGCTATAATATTATGCTGACAACAACTCATCAATAGCATTTGTTGCCAGTCTTCTATTTTTTCATTATTTTCACCAGCTCTTTCAAAAATTATTAAAGGAAATTCTTCCTTTATTGCACTTATTATTTCCTCGACATCTTGATAGTCATCATCTTCGCAAAAATATAATACTGTATAACTATTTATTGAATTGTTATTTTGATGTTTTTTATCAGCAACACTTTTCTGTGTTTTTAATTTATCTAAAATAAATTTTATACTATTCATATAATACTCTTTATTCAATAACTCATAACAATCTTGTAAAGTTTTATAGTCACCTAAACGAAAATGCATTGATATTATACAATTATTTTTATACTTATTTTGATAGTATGTGTAAAATTTATCTTTTACTTCTTTTATTCTTTCATCTAGTTTAATATATGTAATAATTCTACGACAATATTTATCAAAATATTTATAACTTTGATAATATCCATACAATAAAGTACATACTTTGCTTTTTAATAATAGATGTGGTATTACTATTTTATTATAATTATATCCACTTTCATTCAATATTGAATATTTAAAATTATTTGAATATATATCAACCACATTACCATTTATATATAATTGTTTTAAAAATGAATCCCAATATGTAGCACTACGTTTGTCTTTAGGAGCCTTTTTTTCTGGAAAAATAAAATTAGTATTATTATCATATGCACAGGCAATTGTTGCAAATATTTGAAATAACTGATTTCCTATACCCCCTCGTATGAAACATGTGATCATTATTATATATTTTATTTACTCCATTTGTATTTATTAACTTATGTAATAATATATTTTAAAATATAAAATTATATATCTATATTTATTATAATGGTACGATCAAGACTTGATTCAAGTATTAATTATCCCGAATTAAAATCATTAGATCCATTAGATACTGAAGAACATAAATATAAAGCACCATTATATGAAGCATCTGTTTTAGGTATTAATACTATTATCAGTATTGGACAGGCAAATAATACTTTTATATCTAAAGGTATAGTATATTTCCCTATATATCTTATTAAGAATGATAAAGTAATATCACAGATTGGTGTATATGAGATGATGCAAGAAAGTATTCCTTCATTGCTTGATGACGAAGATGAAATAAATCTTGAAAAAGCACCTCCTCCTCTTATTTATTCATTTGTTACAAAGACGTTGATTCAAAAAGCAGTTTATATCCCTAAAAATCCCGACGCTAAACCTAAACTCACTCCGGCTGGTAAAGATAAACCTCCTGCTAAGTTGTTAACTGAACCAAAAAAATCTGCATCGGCTATGGCTATGGCAGCGACAGCAGCTGCAGCTGCATCCGTCGTTGGTGCAGAAAATGAAGATACCGATTCGGATGACGAATTTATGAAAGCAGCTATTAGTGCATCACTTGCCGATCAAAGAGTACTTGATATACCAACTAAAAGTGATATTGCACGTCTTCCCGTGCAAACAGTTGAACAATTTGAATCCGATAAACGCAGGTATAAACGCACTAAAGATGAACCATGGATACAAGCTTATTATGAAAATAATTATTTTCAAACTGTTCGTAACCCAGGAGGTGGTGACTGTTTCTTGTACGCTATATGCCAAGCAGTTAGATCAATAGACCCTGATACTGATATAAGTGTAACTAAATTGCGTCGTATGCTTTCGGCTGCAATTACTGAAAATGAATATACTACATATCGCAGTTTGTATGATCAATTAATGCAAGAGATTACAAGTTTAAATTCAAAATATCAAGAAAATATGACACAAAATGATGAATTGAAAGATCGGCTTGCTGGAGCAAAATCTATAGTAGAAAAAAGACAAATAAAAGCATTATCTACTACACTTTTAACTGAATGTGAAGAGATAAAGTTACAAGTACGTGATGCAAGAGAAAATCTAGAATTAGTACGCTTTATGAAAGGCGTTAAATCATTAAGTGATATGCGAAGTGTAATATTAACAAGTGATTATTGGGTAGACGAATGGGGTATATCTGCACTCGAATTTTTACTTAATTTTAAATTTATAATTCTATCACAACGCGACTATATCGGAAATAATAAGAAACCATTTACCGAAATAAATGTTATTAATTGCGGATTACAATCCGATAAAAATACAAAAGATGCAATTGTACGCACACGAGATAAAATGCATGCACAAGGCGATGCAGTAGTAGTCCAAGAAGGAGAAACGGGAGAAATGGCAAAATCATCTAGTAAAGAAGACTATCAATTTAATCCTGATTACTATATTATGTTTTCTCATACCGGCATTCATTATGAATTAGTCACATATAGAAATGTAGCAATGTTTACATTTGCAGAAATACCATATTGCGTTAAATTGCAAATCACTACTCGATGTCTGCAGGGTAAAAGTTTTAATGGCAATTATAGTCATATACCCCAATTTATTTTATTTATGCAGGAGTTGGGTATTGAAAGTAAATTTTCGGCTAAAGAAATAGATGCAAGTATTGCCGATCAAACTTTATCATCAAATCCTCATTTTAGTGAAGCAGTACAGCTATCCCATTATGAAAATGCCGCTGACGAACTTCCAGGTAAAGCCCAGGGCGATGCATTATCAATGAAAGATGCTGTCGGATTTTTTCCACTTTCATCGGGTGGTAACAAAGGTGATAAAAACTGGAGGAGAAAGATTTCCAATGAGTGGTGCGAACCATTTACACTTGATGGACACAGATGGCTTTCTGTAGAACATTACTATCAAGCAAATAAATTCTTAAAACGTTCTCCAGAATTTTATCTACTATTTACTATGGATGCGCACAAAAAAAGCAAATACTATGATGAAACATCTATATTATCTCGCATTGCACACGATGTTAAACTTGCCACAGTTGCTGGTAAAAAAGTACCAAAAACAAAAATAGATGGTAAAATTGTTACATTGCGACCGGAAGAGGTTATTATTGATTCTGATTTTTTTAATGGACGCCATGCTCGTGTAGTCGAAGATGGTACAATGGCAAAATTTAGTCAGAATGACAATCTTGCAAAAATACTTTTAATGACCAATAATGCAAAATTAATTAACTATCGCCACATGAAAGAACCCACTGTATCTATTCATTTAATGCGCGTTCGTTCAAAGTTGCGAACAAAAAAAGGCGGAGTAAATGTTTTTGAAACAAATATCTAAAAATATAATCACATATTACAAATTTTGACATTTAAAACACCGATTATTTTACTCGTTATAATTTTTTAATTTTTGCTTTATTGTTTTATAATAATTATATATATATGTATTTATCATTGTCATCATCATACACAGGTTATGCTTGTGCTATTAAACAAAGCATAATTAATTATACAACGAACTCAAGTGAAACACAATTTTTTGACTGGTTAGTCACAAGTATGAAAAGTGTTAATCAAATATTAGAAAACACACCAATTTTATTTGAAAGTAAATATACATATCAAAATCCTTTAAATACAGTATCTATTAATTTTAAAAATTTTGATTTATTAACTTCACATCATGATATTAATGAATTTAATGACAATAGCATAAATGAAATAACTGAAAAATATATTAAACGAAAAGAAAGATTAATTAAAACAATTAAAGAACAAAACAAAATAAATTTTATTAGGTATTGTATAAATTCAACAAATATAGAAGAAGAAGAAATATTATTATTTTACAAAAATATTGAGAATATTAATCCTAATTTAGTATTTAATTTTATTTTGATAAGCGACTGTAATGATTTAATAATACCTAAAAATTTATTAAGAGATAACTTTATTTATATTAATTTAAATAATTATCTAGATGATGATATTATAAATGAAACAAATGCGTATTATAAAATTATTAAAACATATAAATGTGTTTTTGATTTAGTAAAATAATCGGAATTTTAAACGTTTAAAGGTGTAAAAATATAATGACATATTATATTATAGTTATCATATAATATACAATGGATCCGATGCAAACATCACAACTAGAAACAGACTCTACTACCGATAAATTAAAAAAAAAAGATTATAGTTTATTGCAACTCATGCAATTTGATGATAAATCCTACAATAAAATTAGAAAAATGAATAAACAAGAACTATCGCATAGCTCAAAAAATAAAAGACAATCCGAAATAAATTCTCATCTATTTTCTATTTACAATTTTATCGATGATCAATTTAATTATTTTAAAAATAATAAACACGTTATACAATCTTGTTTTAAACATAAACTTATTAAAATAGAAGATTCTAATAATAGAGTACTGCAAAAATCATTATTTTCAAGTTTATATATTCCATCGAATATTATTAGATATATACAAGATAAATCAAGATATGTTATAGAGTATAATTGCGATATAGGAAATAATAGAAGTGTAATAATTAATTTTATAATTTTTGAAAAAAGCACATACGAAATTAACAATATTAGAAAAAAAGGTGCATCATATTTTAAAAACTGTGCATTAAAAATATATTTATGGTTAAAACTTTTAGCAAAATATTCTGATGTTACATGTGGTACTAAACTTGAATGTTTCATATATTTAACACCATTTAAAAGAACACTACCAAAAGTGCGTCGTTCAAATATGAGTGATAGTGGAAATGAAACTGATAATGATAATAATATGGATACAGAAGATATACAAGATTATAAAGATTATGAAGAGTATGAAGATGAATATACTCACAATAATATTTTAAAACCCGTTCATGTCAATGGGGGTCTTTCCGATACTTGCCAAACCAGTGGAAAAATTATTGTTTATAGAAAAGAAGAATGGTTTAAAGTATTTATACACGAAACTATGCACAATTATGGTCTTGATTTTTCAACGCTAAATATTACAAATGCAAATATAAGATTACAAAAAATATTTACTATTCATAAAGATGTAAAAATTTACGAATCATATTGCGAAGTATGGGCTAGGATTATGAATATTATTTTTGAATCCTACTTTGAAATAAATTCACATAAGAAATTCTCATCCAGAACAACTAGACGAAATTTTATTGACAAGTTACATAATGCACATGTATTCAATGCACGCAATACACACAATACTTCTGTAAAAGTATCACATAGTAAACATGATAAATTTTTAAATTGTTTTTATGACTATCTTCAACATGAATCTATATTTTCACTGTTTCAATGTATTAAAGTACTAAACTATATGGGACTTGACTATAACATCATATCAAACTGTAGTGACGTTAACTATATAACAGTTAAAAAATTATATAAAGAAGAAACAAACGTATTTGCATATTATATCGTTGTTTCAATTCTACTTGCAAACTTTAATAGTTTTATACTTTGGTGTATCGATAACAATACAAACTTGTTTCATTTTAAAAAGAAAGAAAAAAATATTGATAGTTTTATTACTTTTATTCACAACAACTATAAAAATAACAACATGTTGAAACTAATTGTTGCTCTAGAAAATAAACTTGAATCTCAAAAACCGCTTAATAATCATCTTGTTTCGACAATGCGTATGACAGTTATTGGTGGAACATCGTAATAATTTATATTATATATCTTAAATGCATTTATTGTGTTAAATATATTGAAATGTACAATTCTCCCCTTTTTTTTTATTTTTTCTCCATTCCTTTGATGCATCAATAAAGTCTATGAATGGGCTAAAATGTACCAATGTACCGTATTTGCGTTTGTCAGGAGATGGCATTGTATGTTGTCTAATATACTCTTGTTTTTCAATCGCTTCTCGTTGCTTCGACTGTTGTCTTGTAATTGGCATTTACGAACGTCTGTATCTCTTGTGTGTACACATATAATTTATTTCTTACAAATACATTTTTACAAATCAATTTCCTAGTGTAGAAAATTGATTCGTAATATATATTATATCACATATAATACAAAATAAACAACTTCCCTGGTCTTGGATCTGTAAAGGTAAGCCCTATCTACACAAACAGTCAAAATGGGTATCCGCATGTTGAACAAGTTTCTTCAATCTAAGTGCAGAAATTCAATATCATCTATTCCGCTATCTTCGCTTTCTGGGAAAAAAATAGTAGTAGATATCAGTATTTATATGTATAAATATCTAGGCGAAGATGCTCTTCTAGAAAATTTATATTTAATGATCGCCATTTTCCGCGAAAATAAGATAACACCTATATTTATATTTGACGGTAAACCGCCATCTGAAAAAAATGATACCATAGCAACAAGAAAAAAGACTAAAAAAAATGCACGCGAAGAATATTATCGTCTCAAGCAAATTTTGAGCGAGGTTGAATCTATACGTGCGGATGCTCTTGACTCCGTCGATCCTTCGAGTCACCCTCAGAATACTACAACTGTTGAATTGGATGAAGATACTATAATTAAGATTCCTACAACTGCTGATGACATACGCAGTGCTATGGAACAACTCAAGAAAAAATTTGTTATACTTAAGTACGACCATATCCAAAATGCGAAAACATTACTACAAGCTTATGGCATGACATACTTTGAAGCACCTGGTGAAGCTGACATGCTGTGTGCAAAACTTGTTTCTAAAAATATTGTATATGCTTGTCTAAGCGAGGATACTGACATGTTTGTATATGGATGTAATCGTGTTCTTCGATATCTAAGTCTGACATCATCTACTATTATTATGTACGACTTTCAAGATATTTTAAAAACTTTGAATGCAACTCAAAAGGAATTTATGCAAATGTGTATTATATTTGGTTGTGACTATTTTCACTATGACAAAACTGGATCTCAGACTAATATTATTTCGGAATCCACTGGTTATACAAATCTTACCATATACAATGCATATAAACTATTCAAAAAATATAAAGATTCTCAAGTTAACCAAATAAATCCAAATATATTAGACTTCTATGACTGGGTCGTACACGAAAACTCGAATCTTGAATCATTCATTAATCATATTCGCGAGATTCTGAATTTATTTGATATTTCATCTTATGAAAATTTAGAAATTTATGATCAAATAAAAATAATGAATGGTCCCATCAATCGCGCACTATTAATTCAGGTCATGGAAAAAGAAAACTTCATCTTCCTTAATAAATAATTATGAAATATGTTTTGACAAAAATGACATATGTAAATATATGTCATTTTTTTTGATTTTATTTTTATTTCTTTTATTTTGTTTTATTTTTGTTTTGTTTTGTTTTGTTTTGTTTTCACAACATATGTAGTTGTTAATCAATCAAACATTTAAGAAGAAGCAGCTGCGACGGGAGTGGCCTTGGCAAAATGGGGAGACATGTACTTCTGCAAGTTGAAGTAGGTAAGCTCGTCACCCTTCTTGAGTTGGAGAAGAGAACGCAACTTAGCATCAGGATTGATCTTGCGACCATTCTCCTTGTCTTGCAGACTGTGTTGCCTAATGTAAGCATTGATCTCACGAGTCACCTCGGTACGAGCCCACTCAGTGCCAACGGGCTTACCGAGAAAATCGGCCAACTCCTTAGAAATCAAAGTAGGCTTCACAAAACCAGAAGGAGCACGGTTACCAGACTTGCGCTTACGCTTGGAAACCTTCTGAGCAGCGCGCAACTCACGAGCAACATGACGCTCAAGAGTACGGAAGTCGCTGCGCAAAGACGAGAGACCGGAACTCAAAGTCTGAAGCTTGGTACCAAACTCACCAAACAGAGATGAAAGAGAAGAAGCCTCGATAGCACCACCATCAACGTGGGCATCGGCGGAAGTAGCTACGGGATGAGCGGGAACAGCGGGAGCAGCTGCATCAGTCTTGGCAGCCTTGGGGGTCTTGGGTTTAGAATCCTTTGAGGAAGATACGGGAGCAGAAGCAGCAACAGGGGCTGCGACGGGAGCGGAGGAGGAAGGAGCTTTCTTTGCCATTGTGGTCGTTGTATACATTACTATGTGAGGTCTTTTTAAGTATTTTTAGACAATATATATTATATTATTAAAACCTATACAATCCAATCCATATTATCGTCTAGTACAAAGAAATTCATTCTTACCGCGTTTATTTTTTTATTCCCCACCTTAAGGAAAAACAAAATATTAGTTTAAAAGTCATAAAATTCAATTTTATGACCATCCATCATAAACTTACTTATTATTGCTGAACATGCAACGCAGCTTCATATAACCACGGCATAGCATCTCTCGCTGGTTGACTAACTAATGTAAGCGCTGATAACACATAAAATGAACCAAGCGTTTTATTGTCAATATCTATCGCCGATTTTATAAGATTTTCTATTATCTGTACATTCATTTTTAACAGCGTTTCATCAGGTATGTTATTCGGATTTATGTGCGTGTTTGTAAAATACGGTGTACCTAAAAACGGTGTCCCGTGTGGAGGACATATTTCCATCTTTTTCAAATTTGTTAACTGTGCTCTATAATTCCATATATCTGCCAACTCCCTAGCAAACTTTACATGATCGCTTCTTGATAATTCCGTTAGCCATTCTGAATTAGCATAATTACCATAAGAATTCATTAACTGAAATAATTCCAATATCTTCATTTCTAATTTCTTCCTTGGATCTATTATATCTTGCTTTATTTGAATTTCAATAGGTATTTTTAACATACGCGATATCCTTATTATATTCCGCGCATTCTCTTTTACTTTATTATTAATTTCGTTCCTATTATATGGATTCTTAGGTTTATCACCCTCTTTAATCAATAAATTATAAAATGATAATAAATTAAACCCATACACAAACCCATCATCATCTTTATAACTAAAAAATTGAAATGCCGGTATTTCATCCAATTCTTCCATTGTAAAAAAATCATCATCATTTGTACATATTTTACGAGCCTTAAACGCGGGACCTTGCAACCTATGCAACTTCCTTACTAAAAAACCTCTAAATACTCTCTGAATATTTAATGGTTGTATCGAATTTTTACAATAATCATACAACCTACGCGTTATATCATCTTTATTCCCCATTCTTGATACTTTATATTGCATACACAACTTTTTCAACTCTTCCATCTTATACCTCGTTGTCAATATTGTTTCATAATTTGTTATTGATAATTTTTCACGCTTCTTCACTAATTTTTGTTTCTTACCTATACACGTATTCTTATCATCATCCTCATCAACATTAACGTCATTTTTTACACCCGATCTCATTCTTGATTTTAATTTAGATTTTAACATATTCTCCCGCTTCTCCCGCATATCACTTTTTTTGTCTTCCTCTTTGGCTACACACCCCCCATTGCTCCCATCTTCATCCACTCCATCTACCTCGTCATTATGCACATTGATAGAAGGTGGCAATCTTCTCTTACTTTTTACAACTCTTTGTGTTACATTTGTACTATTTTCATTAATATTATCATTCAAATTCACAATACTAGCAATAACATTAATAATATTGTTACCACTATTCGTGTCATTGTGAATTATCATATTTTCATGTAAATTTACATCTACTATTGCTATAATGTTTGTTCCGACACTTTCACTCGCATCTACAACATTACCAATATTCATTTGAATTACACTAGGTGACGACATCCTGTACACAAGTACTTGTTATTACTATATAGCAATATTTTTTTAATATCTTATAAAACAACATTAGTTATTTATTTTACCATTTATATTTTTATATGACTCAATTTCAGTTTCATATTTTATAAATTATAAATGCATATATATACATAAGTTTCATTCTGTATATATATTATATTTACTCAAGTATACATTAATCTATTTATAAAGGATCCTAACTCTTTATCATCTCCTCTTATATCCTATTTTTTATTTTTGATTTTTTATCTGCTATTTTCGGCAAACAGAAAATTGATTTGACTTTAAACCATAATAATATATAGCATGATTCAAATCGCAAACCAAACGCAAAGCCAACCGAATACAATGTCAGCACAAACCGCATCCGCAAAGTCAAAGTCGTCTACTCCCGCCCCCAAGGAAATCCTTTCCGGCGAGACATTCAATCCCGCAAAAGATATCAAATATGCCAAGCCTAAAGTCAACGCGTCTGGAGGCAAGAGTGTTGGCATTCTCAACTCATCTACAAACGGTTCAACCCTCATTTCGACTCCCCTGATGATGACTTGGGGTGTCAGTGAGTTCGAAGACAAGAAATCTGGTGATAAAACGTACAGCATGGCTCTCCAGTTTCCCGGCGAAGAATACAACAATGCTAGTATCAGCAAGTTCCGTGAAAATATCAGCAAATTTGAAGAAAAGATCAAAGCAGACGCACTCGCCAATCAGAAGGAATGGTTTGGCAAGACCACTATGACATCTTCACACATTGACATCACCTGGACTCCCATTCTCAAGTTTGCAAAGGGCGAGAACGGTGAACCCGATCAGAACAAGAACCCCACCTTGAATGTCAAACTTCCCATCTGGAAAGGTGTATGGAATGTTGAGTTGTTTGATCCTCAATCTCGCAAAATCTTCCCTGACCCTGCAAATGAAGATCTCACTCCTCTCAGTTTGATCGCAAAAGGCTCACACGTTGCTCTGGTGTTGCAGTGCGGAGGTATCTGGTTCGCTGGAGGCAAGTTCGGTGTTACCTGGAAGTTGTTTCAGGGAGTTGTCAAGCCAAAGACTACACTCCGCGGAAAGTGCCACATTCAACTTTCAACTGAAGACAAGAAGCTAGTCGCAACTCAAGAACTTGACACTGTCAGCGACGAAGATGTACCAACTCACAGCGAACTTGCTGAAGATTCCGATGAAGAGCATGATCACGAAGAAGAATCTACTCCCGCAGCCGCGCCTGCGCCCGCTCCCGCTCCTGCGCCAGCACCTGCCCAAGATTCAAGCAGTGATGCATCAGGAACAAAGAAAGTCGTGAAGAAGGTTGTCAAAAAGCCTTAAACAGTAATACGAGCTAAGACTGACATGTAATTACCACTAACAGCTTAATATATTAAATAATAAATGTAACACAGGTAAGAAATATAAATGTTAATATTGTGTAAATAATATATGATATGTTATACTAACATTATTTACAGGTACAAATCTTTTTTTACTTTATAATTTACTTTATAAATAATGATCTCTCGCATATTTCGAATATTTTTCTCCAAATGTTCTCTCTAGAAGTTCTATATACTTTGTAGTAACTTCTTCATAATTTACACTTTCAACACTTACTATATCTAACAACTCCGTAAACCCATTTTGCAAATCTGTAATTGTTTTTGTATAATTCTTATTATGTGGCGATTTAGATATTTTATACAATATTTTAATTAAACTTTTGAATAAATATATATAGTCTTGATTCTTATCCTTAAAATCTTTGTATTTACGCAATTCACCTTCTCCAAAATCGATAATCTTTACGCAATGTGTATTTGTTAAATTTACCGGTTCTGTCAAATAAATAGAATCGGTATCTAGTGTTTTGTGCACTATATTCGCTTCTATCATTTTATGTATACCTACAATAATATTAGTAAGTAATGTAAATAATACAGCAGGTATAGAATCTGACGCACCTACATGTTCGCTTTTATGTTTCTTAATAAATGCACGGTTCATATAAAATGTTAAATTATTCTCTCCCGAAAAAACAAGATTAAATACGAAAAAATCCTTAATATCGTATTGCGGTTTTGTTAATGAACATTTTTCTATATCTGAAGGCGATACTGTATCCTTTAAGTCGAATGCATCTTTTAGTAAATTATGAAATTTACCTTGGGGGTCAATATTTCCCATCTTTCGGAGAATTTTGTATTCATGTCTATACTCATTAAATATATTGTGTTTAAGAACAATCTTTGAAACAATATTATTATCTTTATTTTTTACGTCAGGTCGATACACGCACCCATAATTACCATGACCTATTATAGTACCACCTACCAATTTTCTATACGCATTTGGTATTCTTTTAAAGCTAGTCTTCCGTAAATACATCACTTTTCTAGTTTTATTTTTTTTATTATTTGAATTCTTTCTTGTTCTATATCTTTGTTTTGTTCTTTTTTTTATATTTAAAAATGGCATATTATGATTATTATTATTAATGTGACTGCGTCGATATATATTATAAAGTTAATTTATTTTTAGTATAATATTAAAATATTGCAAAATTATTGCAAATGTTAATATTATAAAATATGGGTTAACAGGAAACGATATCATTTTTATCAAGAAGAATATTTTTACCAAGCGATCGAATTATTTTCTTTTCGTTTTTTTCATCATTTTCTATAGGTTCACATATAGAACGCATCATTGTTAAATATTCTATTTGTTTCTTTTCGGTATCCATCCAGTCCGGGTTATTTTCAGCCCATATTTGAAGAGCAGTACGTTCTTTATCTGCAATTTTTTCAATTGTTTCTTTCATTTTTATATGATTCTCATCTTTCTCCCACTTTTCTTTATCTTTAATATACATTGTATCGCGTTTAGAATCGGTGCAATGAATAGGTCGTTTATGAATATCTAAGTCTTTTAATCCGCGAATCATCACGTCCGCTATACCACGGACTAGTCCATTATCCTTGGAAAATGCTAAATCATCAAGGGTTATTTTAAGTGAATCTATAAACTCAGATATATTTAATGCATCTTTGCATTTCTCATTCAAAAATAAATTCAAATTAAAGTGATTATTGGTAGTATTATTTGTAATACCGCCTATCTTAGGTATGATTGTATTTAATTGATGTTGTTGCTCTTTTATGATCTTCATCATCTCCTGATTATCATTCATCAGTTTTATAAACATATCTTTTGTAAGATCAAAATTATCACTCGTTATTACGTGTGTAGTATCTATTTCTGAAACATCACATGACATCATATTTTCCGGCGCATTATATTTTGTACATTTTTTCTTATGGTAACAAAGACTTGATGCGAATTTATAAGTATTACCACAAATGCAGACAAATTTTTGCTTATTACCGTCGGCGTTTTTTGGCGTTTTTTTGTTAGCATTTGTTAGTAATTTATGCTTGTTGGTCTCAAGGTGTCTTGAGTAGTCAGATTCCTTAGAGCATTTAAAGTCACATTTTTCGCATAAAAATATCGGCGTTTTTTTGGCGTTTTTTCCGTTAGTAGCCATTAGTATATATAGACATTAAAAAAATGTCTAAACCATTTTTGAAAAATATATAAAAAAATATCGTAAGGATTTTTTTAACTTAAAAAAGTGATTGTGACCATTATGGTCTGAGTGACGAAATCGATGATTTTTTCAAATCTCTAACCCCTTTTTTGAAAAATGGACATTTTTAAAATGTCCATTTTTGATTTTCGTGAAAAACTTTTGAAAAAAACGATGCATTCATTACATTCCAGTCCCCATAGGTACTTTTTATAATATTTATCATGTTAAAATTGTATAATAATTAAAACAACTGACATGATAATATGTTTCATATATTATACCATTTTATCTGTATTTACTTCATTTTGACCATTATTTATGAGGATCTTATGCTGTCATGTATATCCATATAGACATAAAGCTTAGCATAAATGATGCGACAAATATTTCGGCGTTTTTTGGCGTTTTTTGTTAGTATGTATTAGTAATTTTCAATTATGGTCTAATTATTTTATGATCAAAACATATAACACGTGACGATAATAGGTAACGATGATTGTTGGTCTATAAAATCTGGCGTTTTTCGGCGTTTTTTTCGTTAGTAGCCATTAGTAACCCTGGGCGGACGCCGACCCATGTCCAAAAAGTCAAAAAATAATATCGTAACAAATTTTTCAACTTAAAAAAGTGATTGTGACCATTATGCTCTGAATGATGAAATCGATGATTTTTTCAAATCTCTAACCCCTTTTTTGAAAAATGGACATTTTTAAAATGTCCATTTTTGATTTTCGTGAAAAACTTTTGAAAAAAACGATGCATTCATTCATTCGGCATCCGCCCTCCCAATATTTGCGAGGTTACCTATATGCTTTATATATCAATTGTGTAATATACAGAAATGTGATCATAATGGTGTGAAAATGAGGTCTGCATAATTTATTCAATTTATGGTAGAAAATTATAGATTGATCTTTTTTGATAAACTTGTACCATTGTTTTTTGCCAATCATTTATATTTTATACAAATCGATTCCGCGATACTTTTCAAAGTATGGTGGCTTTATGGCTATTCTTGTTTTGTATAAATGTTAGGTATACAAAAAAAGGACGTTCGTGAGATTCGGGAGAATTGCATAAATTCATTGAATATATTAAAAAATAAGAATTATAATTATTAACTAAAAAATTATTAATTATATAAAAAAACTATATATAGTATAAATGTACTCAGGTGTAAAATTAATAAATAAAGGAATGATTTCTAGAATAATAATTACAATTATAGTTTTTATTAGTTTACAGTTAATTCTAAAACGTGGTAATAAATTTTTTAATAAATACTTTTTGTTAATTCTTCCTATAGTATTGACATTCTTAGATGGATCAGATTTTTTATATATGGACAGTTATGTATACAAGAGTAATGTATTATACTATAATTTGATTGATAAATGTATCGATACGCTGTCTTATATAGTTGCATATTTTATGTTTAACTTAGATAACGTATTTTCATATTTTTTAATATATCGAATAATCGGTGTTTTATTGTATATGTTGACTTTAAATTCAAAATGGTTTATTATATTTTTTGACTTTATGAAAGAGTATTTAATATATTATTACTTCTTTAATAATAATTATAAATATTTATGGATATTTATTTTGTTAAAAATATATCATGAAATATATCTTCATGGCTATTAAATAATGATAAATAGTAATACAACCATTCATTTTATATTTTACAATATATAGTTTATAAAACATATTGTAAAAGTATTAAAATAATTCTATGTTAACTATTATTGCTGATTTTTCTGATGTATCATATATATTTTTTGAATTTATTATAGGTATTCCACATCCAGATAATACATAACTTTGGTTATTTTTTATATGTAGTGCCGCTGCATCTATCATAAAAACTTTACCACTTATATCAAATTCAATACACTTTTTCTCTAATAAATCAGTAATTTTCATTCTTATATCTACATAAATATCATTATTTGCATCAATATATATATGCGATGGTGTTGTAGGTATACAGCGCACAATTAAGTCAATTGATTTATTGTCTTTTTCGCCTATATTATAATATAACTCTGTATGCCAAAGAGGAATATAATATTTTTTATTATCGTGTTCTAGTATGTATATATTATTGTCACCAAATAAGTCATCTAGAGACACAGAAATAACTACCAAATTGTCGAGAGCCATTTTATCTCGCATTATTTTTTCAAAAAGTGCCATTTTCTGTTCGCTAATATGAAAAATTTTATGATATGTTGTTATAATTTCATAGACATTGTACGCTACATCTTTGTCAAGATCTTCGAACATTTTTAACGAAAGTTCATGACAGTCTTCTACAATTATTTTTATAAGTGTATTTATTGTTAGATTATTGTTTTCTTGTGATACAACTGTCATTTTTTTCAATAAAGATTGTATAAATATTCTAAAAATAGATGAGTAACTATTCGAGTTAGAATTATTTTCATCTTCTTTAAAATCGGACGTTTCGTGAGAGTCGTGAGAAATGTCGAAATTCAACAAAAATAAATATGCCGAATTGATATCCTTAAATTTATCACACGATTCTTCACTATTTCCATTCTTATCAGGATGATGTTTTAAAGCTAATAATCTATAATTTTTTTTTAATTCGTCCAATGTATAATTATATTTTAAGTTTAAAATATTACGAGCTCTTTTTGAATCCATGAATGGTTGTTATTAGATTATACATGTAATTTTCTAAGTGGTAAATGGGTCTATAATTATTATTATAATATTGAAAAAATATATAAGTTTTTAATAACGTATCCGATATACAATCATTTTGCAATAAGTTTTCATTTATTAATGTCGTCAAAATATACCATATACACTCATTTATATCCAATTCATATATTAGAATCTCATACAATACATCTCGAAATGATAAAAATGTAATAGTATTCGGATTTTTTATATGTCCTATAATAACATTACAAACACATTCGTGGGGATTTGTTAAACAAGATATATCTGCTGTTATGTTTTTTATATTTGAGATTTTATTCATATCTGATATTTTGCATATATTTTTTAATTTTGATTGTCCTGTACTATCAGAGTTATTGTTCATATTTGTAATAGCAAGTGGTGTAATATTTGATGTTTTTGGAAATAAGCATTTGTTATAGTTTGTAATCGTAGGACGAGGAATACTTATTATCTGAGAATTGTTTAAAATATTATCTGGTATAAAACTAACATGTTCAGTGATTATAAAAAATATAAGCTTTATCTTGTTAAACGATTGGGATTGCATATAACTGTAAAAAATATCTAATAATTCACTGTGTATTTTGTGAAAATATTTACACAATATTATACCAGTTGTGTCAAACCTCGTTGATACGACATCATTAATTTGGCTATATATATCATTCCATAATACTTTCGAATTACATCCCAATAAAGACATGTCTACTTCAAAATGAATATCGCTCATCTTTATTATGAAATTCTCCTTATTTGAGTTTATAGTAAGACGCTTTTCATACTTTAATTCACTAGTACTATATTTTTTTATAAATGTTAATGCTTGAGTATATTTTCCTACACCCTTGGGACCATAAAAAATAACATTTTTTAAATTATCTATCTTTGACGGAAATGATTCATATAATTTATTTATTTTTGGATGCAAAGAAAATTTTTTGTTAGATGCAAGATAATCGTCAAAGTGTGTATCTAAAAATTTCATTTTGTTTGAGTATTATAATTGTAGTATTATTTTTTAAATACATATTAGATTTAAATTGTATTTTGGTTAATATGTATTTTTATCAATATGAATTTATTAATACATGCGAATTACTTAAATATATATTTTTATTAATAGTAACAAGATTCATATAATTAATAAAATGAAACTTATAAATATACATCCTGAAAACTTCAATAAAAATTACATATATTTTAATGATCCAATTCAAAATACAATTATAAATGAAAGTAGATTTATAAGAATAATTTACTCTACACCGGATATAGTATTTAACGGAATTAATGTATTGGTAAAAATAAACATCGATAATGTAGATAAACAGTTTAATAAAAATTTTATTTATTATAATATTGAAAAGAACAACGAAACAATAAATATTATTAAAAATATTGAAAAAGCAATTTTAGATAAATATTCTTCTGAAAAGTCACCATCATATAATTTAGCCGCACAAGTAGACACAGGTACATTAAAACTATTTTCTGATTCAATAGACAAAAAAAAGAATATAGAAATTATACTTAAAATATCCGGTTTATGGGAAGATGATATATCATATGGTATTACTTATAAATTTATGACAACAGATTAATATAATAGTAAATAATAATAATAAATAGTAATAAATAACATAATAATAATATAAAAATAATAATATAAAGTAAATAAACAAACAATGAAAAATATTCTTATTACCGGTGGATGTGGGTTTATAGGATCAAACTTTATTAATTATTTATACTTCCATGAACCTGATTACAATATAGTGAACATAGACGCAATGTATTATTGTGCTTCGGAGACAAATGTGAAAAAGGAAATACAAGAGTCAAATAGATATAAATTAATTAAAGGTAACTTATGTTCTTATGATCTTGTATACCATATAGTAAACGATTACAATATAGATTGTATTATACATTTTGCAGCACAAAGTCATGTACAAAATTCATTTGATGATGCATTGCAATATACGAAAGACAATATAGTAGGTACGCATAATTTATTAGAAGTATGTCGAAAATATGGTAAAATTAAAAGATTTGTACATGTATCTACTGATGAAGTATATGGTGAATCAATGGTATCAGAGAATGAAAATAAAAAAAACGAAGAAAGTATATTGTGTCCGACGAATCCATATGCAGCTACAAAGGCAGGCGCAGAATTAATAGCACAGTCTTATTATCATTCGTTTAATGTACCAATTATAATTACAAGAGGTAACAATGTTTATGGTCCAAATCAATATCCGGAAAAAATAATACCTCGTTTTATTAAACAACTAAAGGATAACCAAAAAGTAACTATTCAAGGAGACGGTTCAAATGTACGAGCATTTATTCATGTAATGGACGTTGCCAGAGCATTTACAATAATTTTAGAAAAAGGGAAAATAGGAGAAATATATAATATAGGATCCGATGATAATGAAGAATATTCGGTATTAGATATAGCAAAAATCCTTATTAAAAAAATAAAAAAAACAGATGAATACTTGGAATATATAGAATATATCAAAGACCGTCCATTTAACGATAAAAGGTATTATATAAGCAATGAAAAAATAAAAAAACTTGGATGGAACATTATTGAAAATTTTGACCAAGGTATAAACAGTTTAATAGAGAGTTAAATATAATCCAAAATATAATTTAAATATAAACGCATAATTAAATTATATTACAACCATGAAAGTATTATTATATGGTAAAAATGGATGGATTGGTGAACAAGTTTATAATATACTAGTGAAAGGAAATCACGAAGTTGTCGTAGGAAACGAACGAGCTGAAGATTTTGTAAAACTTGAAGAAGAAATTGTAAAGTTTAAACCAACAAATATAATTTCTACAATCGGAAGAACTAGTGGCAAAATAGGAGATGTAGAATATACTACTATTGATTATTTAGAACAAAAAGGTAAAATTCGTGAAAATGTAAGGGATAATTTATTTTCTCCTATGATGATTGCATTACTTGCAAATAAACATAATATACATTATACATATCTCGGAACAGGGTGTATATTTACATATGATGACAGCCATCCATTTGGAGAAGAGCTAAATGGGTTTAAGGAGAGTGATGTTCCTAATTTTTTTGGTTCTTCTTATTCAACTGTAAAAGGATATACGGATACTTTGATGAAAATGTTTACTAACGTATTAAATATACGTATAAGAATGCCAATAACAGAGGAAGTACACCATCGTAATTTCATAACAAAAATAACAACATATAAAAAAATATGTTCGGTACATAATTCGATGACAGTACTTCCGGAACTTTTACCCTATATGATTGATATGTGTAATAAAAAAATTACCGGGACAATTAATTTGACAAATCCGGGTCTTATCAGTCATAATGAAATACTTGAAATGTATAAACAAATAGTAGATACTGATTTTACGTGGGAGAATTTTGACATAGATGAACAACGCAAAATATTAGAAAGTGAACGTTCTAATAATTATTTAGATACTAACAGATTAGAGACATTATACAATGTAAAAAATATAAAAGATTCTATCCGTGATGTACTTTATAAAATGAAAGAAAATATTTTAAAAACAAGTTGAAAATAATCGCAATATTACTTCCATAATACCAACCGTTAATATATTAAGAATAAATAGTGTTACGCTTAAATAGAGTGTACCAAGAGATGGTTTGCTTAAAGTATTAGAATTTGAACTAATACATCCCATAGTTCCCTGTAAGTAACTAAATATCAGAACAAGTTGGAAGAAAATTAAAATGCTCGAGTAACTTGAAAATTTGTAATATTCGGGGTCTACTTGATTTGTATTAATCATTGTGGAATACATAACTGACTGGCGAATAATTGCAATAAATATTAAAAATAGAGCAATAATCTGGAAAAAACTAGGATATATACTTGAACATTGTGGGAAATCTTTTACTTTAAAATAATATGAAACAACGCCCATTAATAACCCAAGCAAGGCGATAGTGGAAAAAATATAACCCACCATTGTCGAGAACGCGGGACCTTGATCATCATTTATTTTAATAGAACTAAATACTATCTTAATTATAATTCCTACAAATGCCAACAAAATACAAATGTTAATTAAATAATATGTTGTTTTAAAGCGATAACTAACGCTATCAATTTGTGAAAATTTTACCATTGATGAGGGAATATTCATTATATATTTTATAGTTTATATTATAGAATATATATTTATTTTTTTATAATAATAAATCTAGAATAATAATAATAATATAAAATATATAATATATACATAAATATGAATGGACTTCAAAATAGAAATGCATATACAGAACATCCTTTAATTGCACGT